CATATTTTATTTTATAAAGTATTTTATAAGCTCGATTGGGATAAAATCCATTTAACCATTGAATAAAATAATTACTTGTTGAATCACAACTCATTGATGTATAAGCACTAAATGGTATAATAGTTTCTCCTGTTGCCATATCAACAAACGAATATGAACCTCTACCCTCTGGAATAAAAGATCCCGTTAATGTTTGAACTGAAGTAGAAAAATCTTTTTGTATATATCGTTTTCTGGGCATTACTCTAAATTTAACTTTATCAGTTTCTTTATAACTTTCTCTCAGACCCCTCATATATAAAATATTATCAACTGCTCCGCTAGATGTCATTGGCAATAAACTTCCTGTATTACTCCCCGTACATGGTTTATGATCATCCCATCTCACTTCTAATTTAGGTGAATAAATTGTATTTGTTTGAGAGGAAAAGAATTTTAATTGACCGAATGTACTATTATTAGTCTCTTGACTTCCCGAAAATCGTAATAAAAATCCTTCGTTTGATCCGCTTAATAGCCAATAATTAACAATATCAGTAACATCCATATTAATGTCGGGAGATTCATATGAAAACGATTGAGACGCGTCTGTACTACCGATAACTACAGATGGACCATTACCACCTACTGCTGAAGTAGAATCGGTTCCACCTTCTAAGGCTTGAGATTTATCACCATTAAATGTAAATAAAGCAGATGAAGAAGCTGCTGTTAAGTTAGCAACAGTTCCTGCTGAACTACCGGAAAGTATTACAATACCAGTTCCACCTTTACTAGCTGATATAAATAATCCGTGTGTTGCTACATTATCATTAATTGAACCTGTTAAATTATTTGCGCTTATATCAACTGAAGAGCCTGATTCTACAAATATTTCAGATGAATTATTATCAAATACTGATGTTGAACCACTTACAAAAATAAAATCAACACTACCAATTGTAATTTCTTGATTTGTATAACTACCAGTTGAAATTGTTAAGGTTCCACTTGCAAAAGTATCTCCCACAGCAGCTGTACTACTCCAAGATACCTCACTTGATCCTGGATAATAATTTCTATTGTTCCAACTGACTCCATTTGTTGCTTTTGGATTATCGCCAAATTTTCCAATTCCTTCATCCCACGATTGTGATAAGGGAAAGGCTGCTAATTTATATTCAGTTGACAATTCTTGAGTACCCGCAGCTTCATATAGTCGTAAATAAAATTTTGGATTAGTTATATCTCCTGCGACAATCGATTGTGAAACATTTATAAATTCGGTTCCTGCAAAAGAAATTAATGCTCGAGTTTGATAATCAAAAGACTGATTCCAGAATTCTTTTTTTATTTCAAGTATTTCATCCTGCCCGAAATTTTGATCTCTATAAGATGTTCCATCAATATGACTTGACCCACTTGATATCCAAGCATCTTTTGTCGCATAAATAAAATAATGCATTTTAATTTCTCCAAAATATTATTTAAATTTTACCTAACCCTACCTTTAATATTTATCCCAGGATTCTTAAGTTCAAAAACTGCTGGTGTTTTTGAAGGTCTTATAACTCCTTCCTGCAGTGCAGCTTGGAAGTTATATTTATAACCATAACCAGAAGTACCGGTATCTTCCCAACCTCCAGCACCGCCAATAGCATCAGGGTTCCATTGAGTGAACCATAATGGGGGATCAAAAGTTCCAAACTCACTTGAATCTAAATAATTATTATCTTGAGTAATGCAAACATGATTTATAGCTCGAACTCCTTCTACTCCCATTAATTCATATTCAAGTTGACTAACATAAATTGGTTGTCTAAATTGCAGTTTAATAATATTAAAATATCTTTCTATAACATCCATACATCTTAACTTAACCCCTTGTTTATTAGCATCTTTATTTGAAAAAACATCAAATACAACTCCAAAATTTATTATATATCCAGGTTTAAGATTTACTTCATCTGTAATCATTCTAAATTCATTTAAATATGTCTTTAAATTAACACCTATAGGATCATTTGGAGTTTGAACTAAATTTTTATTATTATCGTAAGAAAGTAAGTAAACATCTATTGTTGCCGAAACAGGCATTATATTTCTCCTAAGTTATAAATGAATCAAAATCCGGTGAATCTTCATACTCCTCTCCTCAGCCGCTTATTGGCGCGCCTACATCTTCTTCTTCTTCTGGGTGTTCTACCTCATATATTGGGGGTCCCATGTCTCTATTTTTTACAACATAAACTTTAGCTACATTTCCGAATTTAGCGGGCATATTCATAATTCTAGCTTCGTAATCTTGTTTGGTTACACATCTATTTTGAGTAGTAAAAAATGCTTGAGCTCGATGACGAATCTCTTCTATTGTTTCTAGATCTGAACCACCACTTGCGGGATGTGTATTAGTTACTGTAATATTAGAAGTATCTGTAGCACTTCCCGCTGCTGTAGTTAGAGACTCTATTGTAGTTAAGTCTCCAGAAACAACATTTGCAAATACTCCACCACCTATTCTATAAGTTACAATTAAAGTAGTATGCATTGGTGTTTCACCTAATGTCGAATATTCATCTCCTAACATGGGATCTATAGAATCTGTTAAATCTTCAGTTATTCCTGGAATATTAATTCCGGCTTGTTCAGATTGTAAAAACGCAGATTCCAAAGTTTGTCCACTTCTTAGTATTCCATTACCAAATATAAGAGATGTCGTATTATCAGCATTCACTTGAACTATGAATTTTTTACTTGTTTTTACAAACTCAAGAGAATACGGAACAGGAAGAGATACTATTTCATCTCCTGCCAGTGTGGTATAAGCATTTGTACGATTACCATCTTGAGTATAGTGAAGTTCTATTGGTACTCTATCTTGAGCTAGATAATCAACTTGATACCATTTATTTCCATTTGAATCTGATACACCAACTATATCAACTACGTTTGTATCAATTAGTTTTAATTCTAAAAATTTAGTGGGTGTTCCAACTGAAAAACTTCTCGTCTTTGTTTGCCCCGATATAGCTTTAACTTTTCTAGTTAAAGTCCATTCATTAGTAATTCCGTCGAGATCTTGACCTGAGGGAACTCCTTGCCCATCAGCCGCGGCATCCCCACTACCGCTTCCGCTTATTGTAAAATCAACCACATCAAGAGTTTCAAAAATTATATCAGAATCAGTAGCTGATGAAATTTGCATTCCGGAGTCAATAATAACAGCCTCAGAATACGCTGGACTATCTCCTCCACCCCCATCGCTAATAGTCTGTTTAACCGTTAAGATAGCGTGCGCGGGAATTATAGGTTTTACTCTATACCCCAACATATTTGCTATGTTAATAATATTTCTTCTTTCTTCAGCTAACGGTAAGAGCATTTCTCTGTATTGTTGATCAATATAAAAGTTAAGAATATCACCCACATATGCTGCCATTTCTATTAACATCATCCCGGGTGACGTTTCATTAAAATCTTTATATGTAGTTGGAAAATAACCTTTAGCATATTCTATCAATGAACTTTTTAAAGATCTAAAATCCTTAGCTGCATAATTTGTATTAGTTTCTCCAAACTCTTTTACATTATATGGCATTTATTTTCCCCTACTCTGAAATATTAACTTGTACTGATTCTAATGTATTAGGATCTTTAGTTATATTAAATTGAATAAAAATTGACATTGCATTTTTACCAACACTATCAGTTTTATCCATACTTATAATCAAATCTCGTATTTCTACAAACGGTAGCCAAAATTCAAAGGTGTCTACTATTTCATTTTCAATAACAACTCTAGTTTCATCTGTATATTGCTCGAATAAAAATTTGCGTAAATTTAAACCTAAATCGGGCTGCATCAATCTTTCACCTTTAGTGGTGCTTAATAACATTTTTATATTATTTTTAACTGCTTTAATAGTAGTTGATGTAGATGCAAACCACCCGTCTGATCCGAATGATTTATGAAATGGGTAGTCTATACCTACAAAAACGTTTTCGTCTCTATCTGCTATATAAGGTTTTTTTGTTGTATCTATTATTGCCATTTTTAATCTACATCTACTCTATCCGAGGGATTGAGTTTAACTGTGGCATATGTATTCCACTCTTCAGTTCTATCACTACCTCTTATTTTTTTTGCTGGCTCTCCTAGATACGCTCTACCAGAAGCAGCTATATCAGTACCGTCTATTAAGGTAGTTGATTTTATACTAGCAACAGATTGCGGCAGTACTGGTGCCGGACCTGCTGGTGATATATAGAATATTTTTGAAACATCAACCGGTAGTGGTCTTAACAACGTTAACTTATCAATTTTTAAATCTGCTGACAGTGAAGTAATAATAAAAGTTTGAGCTTCAAAATATTCTACTATCGCATCTGTAAGCTTTTCTGCCATGGTATCAATGTTTCCTGTATCACCTTCCGCATATTCTTTAGCTCCAGTAGACTCTAAAAATATATCTTTTATTTTAGATTGTAATCCCATACATTAACTTCAATTATTAGTTTTACCGTTTACTTTTTTCATAAAACCTCTATAATCTTTCTCAAACACATTTACAAGATATTCTGGAACATTATCGGGATCAACTCCCATTGAAGCAACCATCTGTTTTCCGGATACTTCAACATCAGTTGAATACTGATTTTGTAAAATAGTATTCATTGAGTCGGTAGTAAAAGTTCCATCCCCTAAAGTTTTCCACTCTTGTGATGTTTGAGCGGTATCATTTAAAGCTTCATTTAAAAGTTTATTTGACGAAAATGTGTTATTTTTTATGTTGTGCTTCGATTTGGACTTTTTAATATTATTATTTTTTAAAGAACGATCACTTATTTCTTTAGACATAAATTCTTTTAAAAGTTTTTTCATCGATAACCGCACTTCTTCTTTTACTATATTTCTTATCATTGACTTAAGCTCAGTTTTTTTCATAATATTCTCCCATAACTAAGATACATTATCTTCAACAAAGTATTTTGAACTAACAAAATTAGTTGCTCCTTTTCCAAGAGCTGATTTTATCTCTTGAAGTTTTGTATTAAGTGTGCCGGGAGGACCCTGTTGATACCCTAGAGGCACGGGTGATAGGTGACAATGTCCATTTGCAAGAATTAATATATCAACTAATTGCTCTAATAAAAATCTTAAATGCTCTCCAAGAACAAGTCCCTGTCCGGTTTCTGTTTGTTCTTCTGAAGTTTCCTTTTTGGCTAGTTTTCCTATATAAATATTACCCGACTCTAATATTATTTCTTTATTAGATGAAATGGTTAAACTATTTCCGGAACCAATATGAATGTTTTGAAAGGCTGATAAAAATAAACTTTCTCTTTTAGCATTAATTGTTATCCTATCAGATGATTGCAAGAGCTGATCTTTATTATATTTATAAATAAGCTCTGTAACATCAGTCGACCGGTTAACAAAAGAAACTAAATCTGCGGACGTTCTTTTTTTATCTTTATCTATTTGTGCTTCTGAATCTGCTAATATAAATGTTAATTTTACTTTATCTACGCTATCAGTAATTGTTCCAGAAAAATGCTGATCGAGTGTACCGTTCTTGGTTATACTAATTAATGTTCCGTCAGCAATACTTTCTAATTCATTTTCCGGATGTCGCGCATTTGAAATTATAATATA